CTACCGTGAAGCCATTGGTCGTTTCCATCGAGCGCGTACCCGCCGCGAGTGTCTTGATGGCACCGGGGTTTGTCATGCCGTCGTACCACTCGTGCATGATGCCGTCAGTGATGTTCTGCCACCGAATCACGCGTGGGAGAAACCCAATCGTGAAGGTGTAGCCCGTCGCTGCGCCCGCATCGGAAACCACTACTCCCGTGGCATGGTTGAGAATCCCACCAGCAGTTGCTTGGGTGTTGGTCGTAACGCCTGTGGTCATGATGATTCCTTATCAGAAAATTGTTGGGGAAGTTACGGGGTGAGCTTGGCCGCTGCCGGATTGCACAACGAAGCGTAATTCGTATCCGTCACCGTTCCGTCCAGATCGAGCTTGGCCGTGATGAGTAGGATAGCCGCACGCAACGCCGCAATGTCTGCGGCTGCATCACCAAGCGCACGCTTCTCTTCCAGCGTGAGCAAACTTGCCTGTACCGATGTGGGCATTTCAATCTCCTTGGTTGTCAGGGGACCGAAGCCCCCCGAGATTGATTAGGCCGTCGCCGCGACTTCGCAACGCACGAGGTACGCATCCTGCAGGATGACGGCAGACTGCCACGCCTTCCAGCCGACTGTACCGCGCTGCGCGAGGGGGTCCCCAGCAGCCGGTTTCGGATTCACGACCATCGGGGTCAGCGAATCCTTGCCCTTCAGCGGAACGATGCCGTACGAATCACGGGCGATGAACAGGATCGGATACACGTCAGCCGACGTACCGGTCGTGGACCGCATCGTACCCTTGGCACCACCCGCGTCAGCCCACGGCGCGAAGATCGTGCTAGTCAGGTAGCGCACGCGCTCGACAGCACCGATCTCGTTCTCGTACGGCGTGGTCGTGCCGTACTGCTTCGGATTGATGTAGCCCGCCATCGTGCGGATGTCGGTTTCCAAATCGGGGTGACCCAGCGCGATGAACGCGCCTTCGACCGGTTCCGTCCGGTAGTCGGGAGTGGACTTCACGACCGACGTAATCATCTTGCCGTTCTGGCGCAGGATGCTCGTCGTGATCTTGCGCTGAACCGCCAGCGAGATCGGCGTGTTGACTTCGGTACGCAGAGGCGTGCCGTCATCGTTCGCGTAGAACACGTTCGTCCCGGCCTTCAGGATATTGAAGCGGATTGTCTCGATGGTCATCCCGGCCTGTTCCGCCATGATGCCCGTCGCTTCGCGCAGAATCGGGTCCTCGTGCGTGTCCATCACCACATCGGAGATGGTCACGTAGTCGCCGTACTGGTTGAGCTGCACGGTGTAGTCCACCGACGCAAGCCGGTTACCAGCGGGCGTCACACCCTCGACCAGCGGCGTCAGTGCCAGCGGCGTGTAGAACGGGTTGGCGGGGTTGCCCGAGCCAGCCGCGCCAGTCGCGCCCTGCAGAAAGTAACGCCGGAACTTCGCGGTCTTGGTGTTGTTGGTCGGGATCGGATAGTTCTGCCCAAACTTCTCGATAACCATGTACGGCATCGCTCGCTTGAGCAAATCCTTGATGACGTATGCGGCGGTACGCGGCGAGATGTCGCCGTAATTGACTACGTTAGCCATTGTATTACCTCGTTAGGTTGAGTCGTTTACTAGCCGACAGCCTCGTCCCACGCCGAATCGAAATCATTCGGGTCTGCTGTGGGGATAGCTGCGGATCGTTTGGATTCGACCACACCGAGCGCCTTCGCCGCTTTCTTGGCTGTCGCTGACAGTTCGGTCACTGCTGGTGCCACTGGTGCCACTGGTGCGGCTGCTACCACCTTGGGCTTACTGCGCCCGGTAGCAGACTTGAATTCGGTAATGAGATCGACCACATCCTGTGGTTCGCCCTCTTCGATGACTTGCTGCGCGAACTTCTTACGGTAGCCCGTTAGCCCGTCAGCCCATGACACAACCGCGTCGTACATGGGATCGTCGTAATCGGCGTGCACGCTGCGAATGGCTGCAAGCGTTGTGGTTTCAGCGACAGTCTCCGCTGCACGCGCCCCTTGCTCTACTAGCGGGCCGTACACACGCGCCACTTCGCCGAAGATGTGGTTCACGAGCTGCTGATACTCCGCGCGCCGCTTCAGCGACTCGCCACGTGACACATCCTTCCAGTTCTCTTCGTAGTCCGCGAGTGCCGTCGCTTCATCCGTTGTGTACAACGGGGGCGTATCAGCCGGGGGCGTCTCGACGGGGGGCTTCTCAGCTACAGGTTCGGGAGCCGCCTTGGTCTTAGCTTCCAGCTCTTTGAACCGAGCTTCCCAATCCGTCTCCGCTGCAGGTTCCTCTGCAGGTTCTGCAGCAGGCTCCGCTGCCGGTTCGGTGGGTGTCTCCGCAGCAGGCTCCGCAGCAGGCTCCGCAGCGGGTGCCTCTGCGACGGGTTCCGCAGGCGTATCTGCAGCCGGTTCCGTGGGATCAGCAGCGGGGTCCGCTTCCGGTTCCAGCAACGTGTCAAACACCGATGACATCGCGTCATACGCATCTACTGTTTCCCCCGCAGGTAGAGGTGCGGGCGCTACGGCAGGTGTTACTGGCGCTGCTGGCGCTGCGGCGGGAGCTGTCTTTTCGATGGCCATAAGAGAGCCTTATAAATGGGTTGGGTTGAGAAGTCAAACCTTCGTGGATGATGTGAGTGGACGTTCTGTTAGGTATTTCAGTACCGTCAGATTCGCCTGTGCTCTGCCTTGGTACGTTTTCACATCCTCCATGTCGCACGAGACCAGCATATTCTTCGCTTTCTCCAGCTCGTTCGTGCAGATCGCAGCGAGCGCGATGCCGACCACCTCGCCCACTGCATTCCGTAGTGTTGCCCGATAGTCGGTTTCCTGTTCCTGTGTAAGCATTACTTAGCCTTCTTGGTTGGGGTTTCAGGTTTCGGGGGGTGCACCAGTTGGTGCACGGCGGCGATCCCGTCAGGCACCATTCCGGTCGCCCGCGCTTCCGCCACATCAGTGGGCGTGACGCCCTTCTCCAACCCAGCGAGAATCGCGTTGTAGACCGTAGCTTCCTGCGCCGCTGCGTTCTTGTCAGCTTGGGTGAGGTTCTTCACCGCCCCCGACAGCATCTCGCGCACCGTCGCCTTCAGCATCTGCTCGTCCTGCGCCTGCTTCGCTTGTTGCGACGCCGCTTGCGAATCTTCACGCCGTTTGGCTTCAGCATCATCAACCGCCACGGCTGGGTTCATGTCGCGCACAGCGATCCGCTCGTGTAACAGTTTGCGCCAGTCGATGTACAGCCGTTCTTCCGGCTGCAGTGACCGCGCCATCTCGTCGTAGCCCATGCCCCGTACTTCCTTGGCGATAAGGCTAGTGGAACCCCGCGACACTGCCTGAAAGTCTCCCTTGATGGATGGCTTCTGGTTGAAGTGCTTGTTGAACACCACTAGCGAACCAATCACTGATTCGGTGAAGATGTCGAAGTTACGCACCACATCCTTGAACGGCAACGCTGCCTGCCCTTGGATCATCGACGCCCCTGCAGCAGTACGGAACGGCTCGCTGGGACCTTTCTGCATGTCCCCGCCCGTCTGCGGGTTCACGAAGGTCTCGCTGTCCGCGTACATGCGGAACAGCTCATTCACCTTCAGCAGCTCTTCCACGTGGCTGTCGATGGTGATGTTGCGCACGGCCTGCGCGTTCATTGTGTTCGGCGACTCGTCATCGCGGTACCAAATTTTGTACGCGTGCACGCTGGTCAAATCCTGATCGGGCCGCAGCAACGCCGTGTTGACTTCGAGGTTGGTCCCGCAGACCACCCCGGAGTTATCCATAATCATCCGCGCAGTAGCCGCCACGCCTAGCTGAGAGTCACGCATGATGTACGGGAGACCGTTCCCCATCAGCCCCGACTCATCCTCCTCGAAGATGAAGTGATGGTAAGAGCTGATCGGTTCTTCCTCGCCAACGATGGCCCACGGGTTAAGGTTAGCGCGAATCACCGTATTGTCGATACACCACACCACAGCCTGCACCATGTCGGCCAGCTTCTCTTCAGAGACTTCAATCCCACAACCTGCGAGGTAGTGACCTGACAGCGCGCCGTCCCACACAATGATCTCGTACTTGCGCTCGTCATTAGCGGGGGTGTTGATGTGCACGCCCATCGACTTGATGTCCGACTCGAATTGCTTCTGCTTGTAGTTGCCCTTCTGGTTCTCCTTGAGGTAGAGCTTGATCGCTTCCCCCATGAACTCGCTGTTATCGGCGAGCTTGCGCACCTGCTGCCGCGACATCACGATGCGCTGGAATTGCCCGTCCATCTGGTGCATGTACTTCGCACTCATATCCGGGTAGTAGTCCCAAATCGGGCAGAACTCGAACTGCGGCACGAGAATCGCTTCGGTCACCGCCTCAACCTTGTTGGTGTCGGGATTCAGCCGCCAGCGCCGCTGCTGCCGCGCTCGCGCCATCGGCCCCTTCAACACACCCATGCCGTACATTACGCCCGACATCAGCACCTTCTTACACAGCGCGATGTAGCCAACTGTCTTGGCTCCACCCAGTTCAGCGAGCTGATCCGCAATCTCCAGTTCGAGATTCAGCGCCCGCGTCTGCGCGAACTCAACCACCGCGTTGGTGATGGTCTCGTCGGACAACTGCGCTTCAGGGTCCTGCTGCAACTCCATCAGCACAGCGTTCAAATCCTCTTCCGACAAGTTCGGCACTGCCGATGCCTCGACGCCCCAGTTCCTTTCGGTCGAGGGGAACAGCAGGTTCATCAGCCGTGCCACCATCGACACGACCTTGACCCGCGTGAGCTTCGGGTACGCACGTGACCGATCCTTCGGGATCGCCTTCTCTGTCTCGTCGTCGTATTTACCGAGAAACTGTCGCAGATTCTGCGCCCAGCGCAGCTCCGCTTGCTTGCGATCTCGCTCGTAGTCGCCGAAATCCTTGAACAGTTTGCTTCCGAGCGCAGTGATTTTCTGCGGGTCCAGCACAGGTGAGGGTGTGACAATGCCGGGCAACTCGGCGACCGTGGGTTCCATGAATGTCTCCAGAACAGGTTAAGTTAGCGGTTCACGTAAGAGTTTGCCGCGCGAGGTGGGATGAACCCACGCTCTACACGCCTCGCCTCACGTGAACCGCCTACGTGGAAGTACCGGCACAAGTACGAGAAGCCATCTCCCGCGTGTGAATGTGCGTTCTTCTCCGGTTTGTCCCGAGTGTTGTCCTTCCGATCCGCTGGATACCTCCACCCCCCTTGCAATGCCCGAATCAAACGCTTGCAATGCGGCGCGATCTGCAGCGCAGGCCCGTTCCGCGTCAGTCTCGTGGTGAAATGCTCGATTGCCTCAATCCTACCGGGTAATCGGTTGTTCATGTCGGGGAATCTGACCGTAAAACCACCCTTTTTTCGATCTCTGAGGGTGTCTACGATGGTCTTTTCGTCGTTGTTGGAGCGCGAATCAGCCGCTGGATCGGGGGCAATAATGAACTCCGCGTCCCTGTATTTGGCCCTCAAAAGGGGTTTTAGGCGGTCAGAAACGATCCTTTCCGCCCCCATATTGGCCTGCACCAGCTCATCCAACACGGTTAAGCGCCCATCCAAGTCCATTTGACCGAAAATCAGCGCGCTACCGACCAAGCCGGGGTCGAAGCCCGCGACCAGCGGCAACGACGGACTCAGCATCAGCGGCCCTGCCGCGATGTGGAGCCGTGGATTGAACGTAGCGACCACTGGAGAGCCTGCCAGTGAGTATCCCCACTCCGTTTCGATATACTGCTTGACCCAGTGCTCAGATTTGCCGATTTTCAGCGATTCGTAGTATTCCTTGCCACCGGGAAGGTTGTTTACGTTCTCCGCACCCGCGCTAAACCCGCTAGGTTGCACCCACAATTTGACGTTTGAGGCGCAGGAAACGTCACCCATTCCGAGGTATTCGTACCACTCATCGTCCTCATTACCGGGGTTGGACGACCCCCACATGCCCCAATTCGTCGCTCCACCGTCGTTCGTTGGCGGGTATCGACCACACCGCGCGGCCAGTGCCTCGCGGATTTTCGGCTCGATCTGCACGAACTCGTCGAGCACCGCGAACGTGATTTCGAGCGAGAGCACCCGCGCCACGTCGTCGGCGGTGTCCAGCGCGCGGAACAGCACCTCACACTCCACGTCGCCGTAGCGCAGCACAAACGTCATGGGTTTCGGCGATGTGGCGTACCACGTGCCCGCCACACCGTCCTTGAACCAGTAATCCCACGAGGATAAGGTCGTATCGCGCAGTTCCGGCATGGTGTTCCGTACTATCACCGCTCGACTGCGCCTGATCCCATCTATCGGCGACTTCGCCTGCTGCGCCGCCATGTAGATGAGCTTGAAGAAAATCCCTGTGGTCTTGCCCGAGCCGACCGGGCCTACGATCCAGTCGTGGAATAGCCGTGCCGGGGTGAAGTGCCGGATGAAGTCGCGGATCGTCGGCGGCGGCGTGTACTCAATCTTAGCCATTGATCGAACGCCGGGCTACCAGTGCGTCATTGATCTCAACCGAGAGGGATGTGCCGCGCACGACATACTGCTGTGTTCGTTTCAGCAACGCGCACAGCTCTTCGTCGTTGCCCCCCTGTCGCCAGCCGTTGCGCATCGCCCACGCGTTCATCTGCCCCTGCATGTACACGTACTCGGGTGGGACTGCCCGCCCCACCCACTGCAGAATACGAGTCATCAACCCATCCGCTTGAGTGCGGTCGAACGGGTTGATGATGTCGAACAGCTCGCGCGAGTCCATTGCCTAGTCTTTGATCTTCACGCCGGTGTCGGTGCGCTTTACCTTCTTGGCCTTGTTGTGGTCCCACGCTTCCTTGTCGCCCTTGGCGACTTTAGCCTTGTGTCGGTCGTTCATCACCTTGCCTTGCTTCAACATCTCGTCCGCGATGCGGTTGGTACCTGCATACGAGATGCCTTGGATCGACGCACTACCTTCAGCGTTCTTGACCTTCGCGCCGCCGTCGCAAGCCCGGTACTCGGAGACATCGGTGCGGTACACCGGTTCCTCGTTCGCGTTAGCCTGCTTGTTCTTCTTGGCGTCCTTGCTCTTCGCATCCTGCTCCTTGGACATGGCATCCAAGACCTTCATCTGCGATTTGTGGTTGGCATCGACTTCGGACATCGGTTGCGCGAACATGGTGACCGACCCGTTGCTGACATCCTGTCCTGCCATGGTTTCGATCTCGAACGAGTACGTCACATCACAGACTTGGGCCGCAGCCAGCGGCGCGAACAAAAAAGCGAGAACACAGAGTAAGCGTTTCATGGTTTTCCTTTCAGGGTTAGGTGTTGCACGTGATAGTGACCATCGTCGCCGTGCGCGTAACCTTCGGATTCTTGCAATCCTTGAAGGTCATCCATGGCTTGTCCAACGGTTCACCGGGGCACCGAATATACACATCGTCGCCCTTTTTCGAGATCATATAGTTCTTGCACACGTCGCAGAACGTCACTGGCCTTGCAGCGTATGCAGGTAGTGACGCACCGAGAACGAAGATGAGGATGGTAGCGAGTCTTTTCACAGCGGTGTCTCCCCCGGAGGTAGCGCCGTCCCATCCGGCTGGTTCGGCATGTTTGGTGGGGCACCCGCCGTGCCGGATTGCTCGCGCTCGCGCTTAATGCGGTCGAGCACGATGGTGTCCCACGCGGCCCACTGCTGCTGGGCCGCATCGTCCTTCGCACGCTCGGCCACCGACATGTACGCGCGCATGTTGTAGAACTTGTCAGCGGCGCTGGGCCAATTCGCCCCTGTGGGGTCGAACCCGCCGAACTCCTTGAACAAGTGCTCGCTGCCGAGGAACAGCGACCCTATGGAGCCGCTGTACTCGTCGCCCTTACCGTTCGTGGCTTGGTCCGCAACGCGCATGCAGTACCCCATGAACATCTCTCCGAGATCAGGCCGCGCCACCGAGAGCACGTGCTTCGTCGTCGGCATCTGGACGGTGTACGGGCAGTCGGGTCCTACCACCGGGTCAATCCGCGCGCCACCTGCTGCCTGCCGTGCCTGCATGAGCATCTGGTTCGCGTCGAACTGGTAGGGTGACTTCACCTGCACCGCCGACGCCGTGAGCTGCTTTCCTGCGTGCTGTTTCAGGAACTCCATCAGGTCGCGCTTCGCTTCCGCCAGCCCCGCATCGACCGTGTTGATCTTCGCTACGATGTCCTTAACGTCCATCACACTCCCCTTGTCATAAGAAAGAAAATCGCGGCCCACACGCACGAGCCTATGAACACGCCGATGAGAATATCCCTCCTCGTGCCTGCAAGCCGACGCCGCTGGTATTTCCGCCGTACCCGTGTGCCTAGCAGTGACATCACACGCCGAGGTTGATGTTGATCTGGAACGCGTTGCCCAGTCCTGCACCGGGACCGTCGCCCTTCGGCTCCAGCCCGGCCCAGCGCACGGTGGATTTGATGAGGTCAGCCTTCACGGTTGTCGGGGTGGACTCGTCGTGGATCAGCAGCCATGACTTTTTCAGCAGGGCATCTGCCTGCAGGCGGGCCTTCAGCCGGAAGCTCATGCCGTCTTTCTGCAGGGCTTCCTTCGCGTCTTGGTACGCCTTGATGAAGGTCGGATCGTCGGTGAGCGCAACGAACTCATCCTTGGTGATGCCGTAGGCCGCGCAGATTTCCGGCACTGGGGCAACCCGCATCGCCAACTCGACGGGCAGCATGGGCGGGAAGCCCAGCATCGCGGGGTCATCGGGTCGTACCGAGACTGTGGCAAGGGCCTTGGACTTACTCATAGGGATTCGCTCCAGCGTTCTGCTCGCGGATGCGCTTCAGGTACCGGTCGCGCATGGCTTTGATCTTGCTCCGGTTCAACGCCGCCCACGCACGCTGGCGTGCCGCTGCGTGTTCCTTACAGTAGTAGTGCAGGCCGTCCACGGACTGACAGTTGCGCCCAAAATCAACCACTGGACGTGTCTTGTCGCAGTCAGGACAGAATTTCTCTCTCATGGGCGCGGATGGTAGACCGTCTGGTAGGAAATGCAAGAGCTGTTAGGAACATCTATTTCGGGATAGTTTATTTAGGTATTAACCTTTTAGGTTGATATGAAAAATTGGGACAAGCTCCGCGCGACATGGGAGTGCCGAGACCCCCCGCCCCACGCGCGTTCCCCCTTGGGGGGCTTGCCGTGGAAAAAAGAATTCTTTCCTGTATGGGATCAACCGGCCAGATTGTTATAACAATGTGCTCTAGGTTAGTTGACTTGGCGTGAGATATGCGGATACTGAAATTGTCGGCGGCAGGATACGCCAGCGAGTGATACGAAAGCCGCGCGACAATCTGGAGAACAGCATCATGAGCAAGCAACAACGCAAACCTGTAGCAGCAACGCCAACGCCAACCGAAGCTTTCCTCGCTTCGACGGTTCCCGTGCTCAAGGCCACGGTTGACGCGAAAACGCATGGCCGCGAAGCCGACAAGAGCCTGTCGGCGGCAATGGTCGCGGCCATCGCTACCTTGTGGAATATCTGTGGTGACTTGGCCACGTTTCTCAAGGCATGTGGTGAACTCTTCGGAGTGAACCGTAACGCTAAGGATGGAACTCGCGTTATGGGCACGTTCGAAACGGCGATAAGTAAGGATGCGTGGAAAGTCCTGCCTGTCGGTTATCTGTCGCGTTGCATCACGCTGGCCGAGAACTTCCATCGGGCAGACGTGCGCACTAAGGCGGCGGATAGCGGACTTCAGGCCGCTGCCGCCTTGGCGAAGCCTCCGAAAAAGCGTGACGTAGTGGTGAAGCCTGCCGCCGAAGCCGCGCCGGTTGCCGCGCCGTTGACTGTCGAAGCCTGCATCGCTTTCTTGCATGACTTCGCCATCAAAGGCAAGGACCCGATCATGAACAGCAAGGTCGCTGATATCGAGTTCCACCTTGGCAGCAAGACTGCCGCCAGCAAGTAACACTCTGCATCACCTTGGCCGCGCCCGAAAGGGCGCGGCCTTTTTTGTTGTCCATAATTCCTGTACTCGCGCGCACCACGTACGCATCTCCCGTCCCGCCCTCCCCTTCGGTAC